AGGGGTAATTGCTGTACCCATTAAGTCATCAAATAACTTAGTAGCGGCAGCGCTATCTTCAACTGTAATCTGTTTGATAATTCTGTTATCAGGATTAATTAAAGTTTCTTCTGTTTCTTCTACAGACATTTCACCTAAACCTTTTAAACGGTTAACTGTGTATTTACCAGTATGAGTTTTACGAAAGTTTTCTAATTCTTCATCATTTTTAAGATAACGATAACCTTTATTACTTGCCAATGTAATTTTATAAAGAGGAGGAACACCAGCGTAAATATGTCCTTCATAAATTAACTGTGGACAGAAATTCCAAATAAACGTATAAAAAAGATTCTTAATATGGGCACCATCTACATCGGCATCACTCATTATGATGATTTTATCATACCGTAATTCATCTGAATTATATGTAATTTTCATCGTTTTAGTATCAATTTTTAATCCAAAAGCATCAATCATTGTCATAATTTCAGCATTTTTCTGAATTTTATCAATCGTTGCTTTGTGTACATTTAAAATTTTACCACGCACAGGAAGTACTGCTTGAAACTCATTATTACGAGCCGACTTAAGATTACCTGATGCACTATCACCCTCTGTAATATATATCTCACATCGAGATCTATCTTTACCATAGCAATCTGCAAGTTTACTATCAAATTTAAGAACCTTTTCTTTTTTCTTAACTTGCTCTCTAGCTTTTTCACGAGCTTTTTTAGCAGCCTCACGAGCCTTTTTAGCATTAATTGCTTTATCTGCAATAAGTTTAATTTCTTTCTCATTAGCATTTAACCAATAGGCAAGATGTTCACTTAATACAGTCGCAAAAGGTTTCATATCTATCTTTGTTATACGAGATTTTACCTGAGCATCATACGAAACATTTGGTGCCGTAAGATTAAATACAACATACATACCTTCCTGTAAATCTTCACCAGAAAGATTTTCATCGGTTGATTTCAACCATTTCTTTTCTTTAAAAAATTTATTAAATTCACGAGTAATAATTGTTTTAATCTGAGTAATATGTTGTCCACTCTCGGTTAGACCTGTATTGACATATGGTACAATAGTAGAAGAATAATTTGAAGTATATGTTAATACCATATCCATCTTATTTTTACCGCGGGGCTCGGTATATGACATGTTGAACCTAGAATCAATCAGCTCTTTACCTGCGACCGCCGCATCTACTAAATCATCTAATCCTCTTGTTGATATATATTGAACTGAATTATTACCACCTAGATTTAAATTAATAGTAAGTCCAGGGCAAAGACATACAATAGTTTGAAACAAATCTTTAATTTTATTAATTTCAACTTCTGTGTGTGTAAAAAATTCTTCTGAAGGCTGCCACGATACAATTGTACCATGAGTTGTTCCTGCATCTCTAATTGTCCAAGTTTCACGCTTGTCAAAAACACCTTCTTTAAATTTGATTTTTTCAACTTTACCATCTCTTGTTGTTTTTACTTCAAGCCAATGAGATAAAAAAGTAGTAATTTTACTACCAATACCAAATGAACCAAGAGATGTTCCTTCATAAGTTCCATCTTCTCGGTATTTACCAGAGGTATTAAGAACACTAAATGCTGCTTCAAGAATTGTTTTACCATCTTCTCTAAAAGAGTTGGGAATAAATCCTTGTCCATAATCTCTTACTGTAACAATATCTTTATCTATTGTTACGTCAATTTGATTTCCATGGCCTAATCTAAATTCATCAATGGCATTAGACACAATTTCAACTAATAACTGTGTTGCATAAGTGGTATCACCTGCATATACTCCTGGTTTTAAACGGGTAAAAGTTAATGGATCTAAGCTTTCTATTGACTTTTCATTATATAAAGTTTTATCTGTCATCCTTAATAAACCTTTCTTATTTTTCTAGTAAAATTATATCATAATTTTTAAAAAAAGTCAAAAAATAAAGTTCTTCTCCATGATAAGAAAAAATTTTTAATTTTTAATTAAACCAGTCTTTTGTTGCAAATTTGACAACTTTAAAAATTATGATATAATATTAAAAGAGGGAGTAAACAAAAAAGAAAAAAGGGTAAACAGAAAAATCTGTCTACCCTAATTTTTTTATTATTCTTTTTTAATATCTTGAATAATAGTTTGATCTTGAACAATATTTTGAATATTTGGATTTGTTCTTAACATTTCTTTTAATTCAGCTAAAGACTCTTCTGCAATAGCTTTATATTGTTCAAATGAAATAATTTCTGCTAAAGATGGGAAAGTTTTTAAAAACATATTATATGTTTCTTTCATTTTTAATTGACCAGTACCTGATCCTAAATGGGCTTCCGCCAAAGCACAAGCATAAACTGCCCATTGCTTAACACTTTCTAATCTTTCTTTTGGACTCTTTTTAATAAAATCTACGATAAAACAAACAACTAGTACCACTATAGCTAAAGCGGTGATAATTAAATACCAATTTTCACTTAAAATTTTTAAAAACTCCATAAAAATCCTCCTTGTCACTCTTCAAAAGTAGATTCTCCCATTGAGTGAATATATTCTTCTGGTTGCTATTGCCGTTGTTCATTTAACATTTTCTAATATACAATACCTCCAACCGTATTTTCTTTTGCGGCCTTGGCTGCATATATAGCAAAACCAATAATTTCTCCAACAACAGCACCAATTAAAGTAACAATAGGAGTAAAATCAACCATTCCCGTTTGAGATACAAGGTGTAAATCCATAATTGTAATAATACCAGTAAAAATTTCAATTATACTACAATTAATAAATAAAAATAATATAATTTTTTTACTGGTACTAATTTTTTTCTTTTTTTCTACTTTATTCTATTCTTTAAAAGCCAATTGCTCTTTTTCTAAGTCAGCTTCTTGTTGAATAATTAATTTTTCCTATTGCCACTTTTTTTTCTTTTTTGCTAAATTTAATTTACGAAAAAAGAAACTCATAACAATTTTCCTCCCTTTATAAAAAGCTTCTACATAATTTAAGAAAATGTAGAAGCTTTATTTATTAAAATTGACCTTATTTAGTTTTATTTAAAAATTCTTCTCTAGTTTTAAGATAATTAGCTAACGCATCTTGAGCTTCTTGAATATTCATTTTAAGTTCTTCAATTTCATTCGTAGTATTGCGAATAGCCAAATTAATTCTTTTCATAACGTCTTTATTTTCATAGCAATTAACTATTATATCTTTTTTTAATTTTTCAATTTCTTTTAAAGCAGCTTTTTTCTTAGGCAGTTGTGTTTTAAAAAAATTTAAATATGCTCTAATTTCTGCAATATGACATCCTGCTAAATGATTTTTATGTTTTTCTTCAGGATGCACTTTTGCAATACCTTCATAGGTTCCATATTTATTACCTATTTTAACTCGTGAAATACCTGTATTCGGATTATAATCCGCTAAAATAAATTTCATCATTTCTCCTTCTTATAAGTAGTATTAGAAATTCTAAAAAAAGAAGCAATTAAACCAACAATAGCAAAAAAGAGGGGGATCATTTCTGGGGTAATACTTAATCCAAATAAACCTAATCCATTAATAATCCAAGGCCCCATAATTAAATTTAACACCCAACCTAGGCCCCAACCAAGGAAAAATCCTATAAAAGGAATTAAAATAATACCTAGGATAACTGCAAAAAATGTTAATAATGTCATATTTTTTTCATTCTCCTTTATAAAATCGCTCTCTATATTTTTCAATATATTTTATAATCTGTTCAATAGAAACAGGTTGATGATGTGCATCCCATGCAACATTAAAAACACAGTGTTGTATATTTTCATACATGTCTGTACTATGTGTATGTCCTGATAAGTTATAAAAAAATTTATTTTCTTCGTGATTGGCTACCATAGTAGGATAATGTGTTAATAAAAGTTGACGTTTTTTACTTACTTTATACATGTACCCATATCCTAAATCTTCCATATTATATTCATTTATATATTTTAAGATTTTATTATCAGTATCATGATTACCATGAACAAATTTTTTATGTCCATTTAATACCTTATATACTCGATTCCATTCATATTCATTACCACTCATACACAAGTCACCTAAAATGTATACCGTGTCATCAGGTGTAATGATATCATTCCAGATTTTTATTATTGCGGTGTCATGGTCTTCAATATTAGCATAACCTCGTTTTTCATATAAAAAAGGTTTATCATGCCCAATATGTAAATCAGAAGTAAAATAATCCTGACCCATAAAACTCACCTCATTTTCTTGTGTTTATTGTACGTTAATAATTTTATCAATAATACCCCCATATTCATTTAATGTAGGAGGTTTAAAACCATAAATCATTTTTTCAATAGCATGACGAGGTACATAGGTTTTAGTACCTCTCCGTAATTCATTTCTTCTAATACATTCTTCTGGCGGAGTCTGCATGACGACTGCAATAACCTGGGTATTATTTTTATCAATATCTAAACCTCTAAATAATTTAGCTCTAGAG